CTGTTTGAAGCCGACACCTTTCAAAAGCCAACTTGGGATGACACGCTCCGCGCAATGTCCGCCGGAGACGCATCATCTGGTATTGAGTTCTACAAAAAATATCATCACACCAATCCAAATGAAGCGACATTGAAGCGGATTGCTGCTTTGCAGGATCAGCTTATTTTTGGTGAGCAGGCTCTGGCAGAAAACCAGCAGCCCGAAATTTCTGATGCGACCCCTCTGGAGACAGCTTCTGTAGAGCCGCAGGTTCCTGATGCTGCTCCGAGGGAGGATGTTTCTATTTCACAGCTAGACCCTGTGGAAACAGTTGCGCAACAGCCGAAAGAAAGTGAACCAGCCGAACCGCAGCCTGCAATTAACTGGGACGTAGTAAAATTTAAGTACGGAATTGCTCAAAGTAAGCCCTTAGAGTTTTCTGATAAGAGCTTTAAGCAGCAAGCGTTTTGGAGCGCGGTTGCTAAAGAAAACGTTATAGCTTTGCTCGCAGGGGCGGAACCAGACAATGGTCTTCAAGAGCTAAAGCAATCTGCTGATGCTGCTGGTCGCTTTGTCGATCCTGAATATGATTGGACTAGAGACCAGCGGCTTGAAGACTTTGATGCTGCTTCGCGTCTTTATTTTTCGCAGAGCAACTCTTATGAGCATACGACAAGCCTGCTGTCCCAGTACAAAGCCGAAAAAACGCTAGAGCGCAATTTAAGCGGTGAGCGTGGCGCACAAATCATGGGCACTGTAACAGGGGCTGTTGTTGACCCATCTTTGATGGCCTTGCCCGCTATCAGAGCTACAACAAAAGGATCGCAGATACTGCGCGCTGCAGGCGTGCTTGGCGCAGAAGAAGTCACGAAACAGATACTCGATCCAAGCCGCGAAGATTCCTATTTGGCATACGCGCTTGGTGCTGCGCCGATTGTTGGCTTGCTTCAGAGAACTAAGCCTATGCGCAATCTTTCTCTGCAAGAGGCTGCGCAAGTAGAAGAGCGCGTTTTAAGGGAAATGGTGTTTCCTGACCCAAACGATGTAGGGGTTTTGGGCGCTGCTGTTAATCCCAAATCAAAACCGCTTTCTGTTACAGATGATGTTGCAGAAATGCGGCCTGCAGATGCAGTTGGAGGGATTCACAAACTTAACCTGAATCCTATCAGTGTTTTGCTGAACGAGCCCGACACAAAGCTTGCAGCTATTACGCAGAGCATTGTTACGCGCGCATTAGAAATTCCAATTTACTTGCGGGGCAATCTCGCAAACCGTGCGATGGCTACGCCAAGCGACAATGCCGAAACATTGTTGCGCTCTGGGCGTGGCCCAATGGTAGAGACCTTTGTCCAGATACGTGACAAATACAGCAATTATGCAATGCGCGTTACCGGCAAGCGCCCATCTGGGATGAGGATGGCACTTGACCGCTCTCGTGCTGACGAGCTTAGTTTTCGTCAATTTGGCCGCGAAATAACAAAAGCAATAGGTAACGGCGGCAAGCACTCAATCCCAGAGGTCGCTGAAGCCGCAACGTTTGTGCGCAAATACTACGATGATATGTGGGAGAAGGGCCAGCGCACAGGCACGTGGGAAGGCATTGCTGCTTCTGAGCTGCGCGCTATTGATCGCAGACTTGAAGAACTGCGCGCCCCCCTGACAAGCACAAATCCATCAGCAAGAATTGCAATGGAAGCTGAGCGTGCGCGTCTTATTCGTGCAAGAGATATTGTAAAAGACCGTCTAGAGCGAGCCAGGAATGGCTCGCAGAGCAAACGCTCTAACTATTTTAATGTCGTCTATCGCAGAGATTTTTGGAAGCAAAACAAAGATCATGTAATTCGCATAATTATGAAAGAGGGCAAACACCCTCAGTCTGTTGCGGAAGAAATTTACAACGACATCGTAAAGACCGTTCCGTATCGTGGGAATCAAGCGATGCGCTCCGCACAAGCGCGAACCTTAAACATTGATCCCATGAAGTTTGTTGACGATGCGGTGGGCGACGCTGTTGAAACAGACATCTTCTCGCTTATGCGTATGTATCAGCGTTCTACAGATGCTGACATAGGGCTTTACTCAAAGTTTGGGTCCATTGACCTTGCTGACGAAATAGATGCCATTAGGAAGCTTTTTAAGGAGCAAGCAGAGGGCATGAGCCCCTCGCAGATGCGAGCGCACCAGAAAAAGATGGAAAGCACCATACAGCGCGTAGAGGCTGTGCGTGACTTGGTGCGCGGCACGTATGGTTTGCCCACTGACCCCGCAAATATGTCATCTCGATTTATTCGGATGTCTAAAAATTTTGCGGCACTAACGTTGCTTACCGGCCCATTGGCGGCGCTGCCTGATCTTGGCCGTGTTGTAATGGTAAACGGCCTGACAAATACGCTTGGCTCCACTTACGAAGCATTGTTTGCTGGATTTGGAACATGGAAAGCGTCCAAATCGCTAATGAACTCTGTTGGAGAAGCGGCCGACATGATAATGGCCGCAAACGCAGCGCGTGTGACAGACCTTGGCGACTATATTGGCGTTTATACTGGGTTCGAGCGTGGCTTAGAGCGGTCCACAAATTTTTATTTCAACTACATAAATGGAATGAACTTTTGGACTGACACCATGAAGACCCTTAATGGTGTCGTAACCCAGACCCAGTTGCTTAAGGGCATCGAAGCCTACGGAACGGGCAAGATTTCAGCGAAAATGAAAGCGCGTCTAGCTAAGCTTGGCATTGACGAGCCAATGGCGCAGCGCATTTTAAAGGAAAACGCCAACTGGGAAAAAACCAAGCACAACATTATTGCTCATACTGACCAGTGGGCTGACGATGTTGCACGTGAAACATTTGAACGCGCAATGGGCATTGATGCGCGGTTTACAATTGTAACGCCGGGGCTTGGCGACGCACCTTTGTTTGCAACGGACATACGTTCGTTGAAAGGGGTGCCTGATTGGGTTAGCCCCGAGCTTGGTAGCTTGCTGTTTCAGTTTAAAAAGTTTGGATTAAGCGCCCATCAAAAAGTGTTGGTAGCAGGTCTGCAGGGCGACAAACGAGATGCCATGATTGGCATTACAACAATGGTGGCGCTAGGTGGTCTTGTTGATTACATCCGCTCCACACAAACTTTGGGGCCAAGTTACAGCAAAAGAAGCACAAAACAACGAATGTTTGGCGCGGTAGAACGCGCTGGTGTTGTTGCGCCTTTTCTGGATGCGTCTCACTTTGCTGAAACGCTTACTGACATGACGCTTGGAACGCCGGTTGGTATTAAAAGCGTCCTTGGTCTTTCCCCGCCATACGATCCAACAATGCGACAGCTCGTAGGAAATCTTGTTGGGCCTGCGGCTGTACCATACGCGAATTTGTACGACTTGCTTACAACCGAATCTAACACATTAGAAGCCAGGCGAATTAGAGAACTCGTTTGGTCAAACCGGCTAGCGCACCTTGATTGGTTTTGGGACAGCTTTGAAAAAGCAATCCGTTAATGTGCGTTGCGACCACTAATAGGGGTGAGTTCATTCAATTATGGCTATAACTGACACCGCACCTCGGGTGCAATACACCGTGGGTGGTTCGGCCCAAACCGCCTTTACTGTTAACTTCAGGTTTTTCGCTGAAGGCGATCTTGTCGTTTATGACGGCACGACGCAGCTTACGTATGCTGCATCGCCTTCTGACGCCACTGAGTATTCTGTGTCTGGCGCTGGAGAAGCATCAGGCGGCACAGTTACGCTTGGTGGCAGCGGTGTAACAAACACCACTATTACTATTGTTCGTGACGTTCCTGTTGCTCGATCAACTGATTTTCCGGCCAGTGGCCCGTTCCAGATTGACTCGCTAAACGACGAACTGGACAAATTTGCTGCAATGATCGCAGAGCGCGAGACTCAAATTACTCGAACGCTCAGCGCGCCTGACACAGACCCAACTGGCATTGATATGGCTTTGCCCGCCAAAGCAGATCGATTGGGTAAGTATCTGCAGTTTAACTCGACAACTGGTTTGCCTGAAGCGGGGCCTAACAGCGCAGACGTAACGGCTCTTGCAGATGTTGCCACCGACATTGCAACGCTTGCTGACATCGAAGACGGAACTGTCGCAACAAATGCGATTCAAACTGTTGCTGGAATTAGCGGTAACGTAACGACTGTTGCTGGAATCAGC